GTGGGGACGATAGAGTTCCGCACCTAGAATCTTTGGAAAATCGTTATCAATAAACACTTTGTGTTATCCTCCAGTGTCTTAGGAAGTTGGGTTATCGGGAAAAAGATTCAGACAATTTGTGTCTTATCTAACAAAGATTTTAGCAGCCGGTAATTTTTCTATTACCGGCACTAAATCACTCCATTACAAATAATTTATTTGCAACTGTTTGAGGTTGAGCTTGGTTAAGAACTCTCCATGCGTTTTGAGGATCTCTAGCCATTTGCTCTTGGAAGGTACCCCAGAAATTCTGAGGAGACTGAGGAGCTTCGGCGCTAGGCGGTGCAGGGAAATTTTGCTGAGGCTGATACTGATTAACAGGAGCCGTGGGATAGCCTTGAGTTTCCAATTGTGCTTCGTTTTCGTAAACAGGATACGGACCTTCAGGACCAAAGAACTTCAAAGTGTAGTCACTAAGAACATCGGGATTGGTCAGAATTTCGTTATAAGCCAAGTTTTCATTATGCTCGTTAACAGCAAACTTGGCATAACCTTTCAGAGAATTAACGACCCGATCGCCCCATGCCACGGCGCTGTCGAGCATTCCTTCCAGGTTTAGAGCGTAGTTGTTCAGAATCGCTGGTGCCTCGATCCCGAATGCGTCCACTACCTCTCTGCTCTCCTGACTCATTCCCAGGTAATCCGCGATTTCCGCTAAAGACGGATTCGAGGAGGTTTGGGAATAGTTGGGCGAGGATGTCTGGTTTGTTTGCCAGGTCTGCTGATCCGATGGATAAGTAGCTGGGCTGTTGGTTTGACCGTAATTGGCCGGGGTAGGTTGAATCGTCTGTTCCGAGGGTGCTGCCTGGAACGGGGATTGCACTGGTGAACTCAGCAGGTTCACCACCTTGTTGAATGCCGATTCCCAAGGATTCGGTACCTGCGGGGCTTCCGGGGCCGGTTGGGATTGGGGGGCGTACTGAGTAGGGGTTGATTGGTAACTGGGGATTCCCTGTGGTACGGCTTGGGGGTATTGGGTTCCCACCTGGTAAGCCACTGGAGCCACTTGTTGCTGAGGCACTGCCTGGGGCTGAGGTGCCGGAGCTGCCGCGACGTAGCTGCTTGGAGCGACGGCCGGTTGTACTTGGCTCGTCTGTGGGGTCGATTGGACGGTAGCGTCCTGCATAACTCATCTCCTTTTGTAATGCTTCTAAAGTTCGATACAGATATGGCGTTAAATCCAACCTGGGATCCGCAGCCATTGGAAGATCCGGTGACTGCGGGTGGGGAGTCTGCATCATTCCCCCCACTAGGCGAGCAAACGAAGAGTAAGCACCCTGTAGTTCATTCACCATCCTGAACGGAAACCCCGATAGCATCGCGGCCCGTTCCTCATCCGTTTTAGACGGAAAGAGGTATTTCAGTGCTTCAATACTATCAACACCTAATTCTTGCAGGTTCCTTACAACTATAGAGTTATTTAGAATATCTTGTGTAGAATCTTCGTAAACAGGTCCTAGCCAACGCCATTGAACAGTAATATCACCATCAGGAATTAAACCTTGAACCCCAGGAGGAATTTGTTGCGTCTGAAGACACATCATCATCAATTGTTTGACTTGCTCTTCAAATGCGTTCATTGCCATCTCATAAGCAGCAATGTCTTCATCTGTTGATTGTTCAGGAAGATCCAAAGGTTTTTCTAAACCTGCTGCAGCTGCTAATGATTCTTTAAACAGTTTTTCTTCTTGGAATATAATTAATTCAAGGCAACGACAAATTCCGTATGTATAAATAGCTGTTGCTTTTTTCTTTGATGTCGCAGAAACGCGACCAAACAACGACTTGTATTCAGTTGCTGTTACACCAGCTGAAATGGAAAGTTCGTCTACACCGCCAAGAGCTGTTCTGATTTCTTCTCGATAAGTACGTGCAAATGCATTTTGATCACCAGTGATTGCATCAGGAACAATGTAACCAACACGATCATTTGGTTCTAAGTTTGCAATAACTCTAGGAACACGAATTTGACCGTCAACTCCACGAGAAATAGGATCAGATTTAAATCTAGATTGACTTAAAGGACCTGAACCTGCAAAACCAGAGTTAGCAGCAATAGACGGTCTCTGTACAACTGCATCACCACCGGCTTCCATTAAATCTGTTTTAGGTCTTGATGAAAGCAGTGTTGGATTACCAAAGAACTGTACATTCTTCCGCATCGTGCGGACAATTTCATCATGAATAACAATATGATTTGCCAATGCATCGAATTCACCCGCGCCTTCATTTGAAAAACCTTTCGGGTTATTAAAAATTTCTACACAAGGAATAAAGCCTAAGGTGTTTGTAAATGTTTTAGTTTTACCACCAAAACCCTGAGGAGTGTTTTCAAATGAAATCTCTCCTTCTGAATGAGTTTCTTCAATTGTTTTTCTTTTAATTGAAAGACGAATATATCTTTTGGATCCATTCTGACCAGGTATTTCCATACCTGTTAAATCTTTTGTGCCAATATCTTGTGTACCAAATCCGTTCCGAACTTTATAGCTATAGATGATCACCACTTCATCTAGATCACCATCAGCATTGTAATAACTGCGATACTCGTGAGATCTAAAGTAATAAAGTCTGTAATTGTTTTTGGTAGGACGAACATAAAAAAGACCTTGGCCATCACAAAGAAAATAATCCCAGATAGAATCAAATCTGGTATCAAGCATGTTGTATTTAACAACACGATCTAAAAAGTCTTTTCTTTGATTGCCAAAATTATCTTGTGCTGGAAAAAACTCAACACCTTGACGGATGCCAAACATCCGCATTTGTGCTAAATGGCCTGCAACAATACCAGTGTCAACAGCCTCTCCGCCATCTTTATTCAGATAAGCGTTAATAATTTCTCTAAGCCGTGTTTTTGCTTCCACTGTTATTGTCTTTTATTTTTATACATCCTAGCAGCTTTTCCAGCTTTCTTGGCTTTTTCTGTGTTAGGAACAAATTGTTTTCCTTTGCGACTAGCTTCTTTTTTCTTGTCGTCAGTTTCTTTGCGTTCTTCTGGTGAAAGTTTTGCCCAAGCTGCTTTGGGCAAGTAACGTTCTGTTCTTCCTTTTTCAATTGCTTTGTCTGCCATTATCTTTTAAATGTGAGATCAATTTGATAAGGACTAAATTTCATAGGCAGTGCATACATTAAAGATCTTGCAACATCCGACACAGGATTAAAAGTTCCACTTTGACCTTTATATTGAAGTTGATCTATTATGCCTTTTAGTCCTTGTTTATCAGGCGGTAAAAACTCACGATTATCTCTTATTGCTCCTGTTTCACGATTAAAACTATAGCCCGGTATAAAAGTTGATTTTAATAAATTAAAAGCTTTATCAGGTTGAAATTTTCCACTTACTAAATCAGGGTCTTCTGCTTCATTAACCATATCGTACGTATCTGTTACCCTAACAGTTGTAGGAGTAACTTCTGCATTAAACCTGCCTAAAGTGTTAGTTACATCTTTATCTGCAAATTGGTTATAAGGATTTACTGGCCCAGAAGTAGGTATACCAGGCCCTGGAGCGGGAACTGTTACACTTTCCAGTCTAGATGGATCTCCTCTTAATGCTGCTCTTTCGTTATCCCAAGTTGGTACCATTCGTTGTGCTGTTGGAGGTTTTTCAGTAGCCCTAATAAGAGAACGTTGTGTACTGGGATCTAATTGTAAATTTCTATTTCCAATTCCTGTAATGTAACGCATAAATAAATTAAAACGGTCCGGCAATTGATTCATGCCAGCCGCAGCTGCGTCTTTGGCTGTATTTGTAAGAACGTTTTGAAATTTTCCTGCAAGCCCTCGAAATGTTTGAGCTGGTTTTAAACTATTAAAAATAGGCATTAGTTTTTCTCCTTGTACTTTTTAGCTGCTGTAGCTGCTTTCTTTCCTTTCTCGTATTCTTCTCTAGTTTGCCAATCTTCTTTACCCCATTTCTTTAATGACTTTTGTTTTTCCCCTTCTCCCCCTTTGTAACCGCCACCGGCTTTTTTATATTCTGACGCGACTAGCTGCGCTTTACGTGCAGACCACTGGCCAGGCTTACCACCTTTGGATCCTTCTGTAATTCGTTTTTTAATTCGTTCACGAAGCGCTGGCTTCGTGTATTTGGAGTCGTCTTGTGCCATTCTTTTTCAATTGTTTTTTAACTTCTAACCACTTATCAAAGTAAATAAGTTCAGCATCACTAAAAAGTTCTGGATGTTTAAGTGCTTGCTTAACTAATTTTTTTTTTCTTCATGAAAAGCCAGGAATGTTTGGAATAGTTGTACCGTATGGATTATTAACTTGATTTTGTAATGCTAAATAAGATTGCATACCTGCCACATTGCCCATCATTGGGTTTGGACCCATTGAATACAAAGCATTAGGCAAGTTGCTAGTTCCTGCCATGGGGGTTCCATTACCTGGCGTAGGAACAATAAACATTTCTTTATCTAATTCTTCTCTGCTTTTATCATTAGGCAAAACAGGTTGAGAATAAGGACTGCTGCCGCCTCTAATAGTAAATCTTGGATCACTTAAAGGATTAAATTTACCACCCGCAACAAGACCGCCCAGGTTGCCAATAGCGCCTGCAGCACTTGAATCACCGTAATGATAGCTCATTCTTCTAAAACCTCTACGCCAGGATTATCATTAACTTTACTTAGTATAATTCCACCACTCTTTAAATCCCATTGAAGGATATCTCCTTCGTTCCAGTTTAACTCTTCACATAATTCATCTGGAAACGCAATAAAACAATCACCATTTACGTCTTCTTGTATTTCTAGAATGTAACTCATTTTTGTAAAAGCTTTTCAATTAGCTTATCAAGTTTTATGTTAATCTGCTTAAAATTTTCGTGAAGTCCTTGTATTTCTCTTAAAAAATCTACTTTTAAAACGTAATCAATAGGTAAACGATTAATCTGGTCTTCCAAAAGATCTACTCTCCTCTTTTGTGATCCTATGTAATCAAAAGCCTGTTTGACACGCTCGTTTTGACGTTCTAAAATCTTGGTTGCAGTCCATCCACCAGCCGTTATGGCCGATATCATCGCAGTCACACCGATTGCAACATATTCGGGACCCATTATCATTTATGCGCTTTTTTAATTTTAAACGTTAGTAATCAAGATGCAATTGTCCTTTTCTTGATAAACCATTCACAAGCCAAACCAAAGCATCTACACAATCATCATGGCTACTAACTCCGAAATTTGTGAGTTCCTCAAAGAGATTAGTGAAGTTCCTATAACGGTTAAAAATAATTTTTCTGTCTTCAAACATTCCCATAATTCCTCTAAATCGTGCCAACTTGTCTGCACGGAATCCCTTGACTGGATGCCAAATCAAGTTATAGAGACCTTCGTTATTTAAACAAATACGTTTAAAATCAGCTTCCAGGGAGGCCTGATATTGTACCGCTTCAGACCAAATGTCACATGTTGAATAAGTTGGAAACGGTACATTATTTTGGTCCATTCCAATAATGGACCAATCATGAAGTAGTTCTTTTAATGCATCCAGTTTTTCTAAGTTACCCATAACACGTATTCTTCTGTAATCAATAATATGAATACGATCTTCAATCCTTCCACCTAATACCATAACGGTGTAATCGTTTTTCTCTTTAGTGCCCGCAGACAAGTCAACCCCTACACCCAAGGTATCAAATTCAGTAGAAATTTCTGCTTTAACAATAAGTTCTGGTGCAAGTGATAGTTCGTTTTGACGAACAATCTGATTCATATATTGGAAAGAAAAAGCAATTGGCGCTTGCCGTTTCTTTTCTTTTAGATATTCAAGTGACCACATATCTGGCCAGTATGATTCCTCTTCTCCTGTTTCTGGATTGTTTTGAATTGCTGACAAAACAATTTGTGACCAGTTGTTTTGTTCATTAAATGTAGTTGCATGGATATCATCATGTCTAAACCTAGTACCCAAACAAATAGCTCTCGCCCCTTCAAACATCGTTGGTGCAATCACTGCATTCCAGTTGTCCTGCATTGTTTTACGGATATCTGGGTTTGCAATATCAGCAGATGATTTAATAGCGTCATCAATCATCACTAGGTGAGAACGCTTGGAGGTCACAGAACCTTTAAGTCCAGCGGCGCAAAGCGTAAACTGTTCTTCACCAGTGGTATCAATACCTGCAAATCGATGATCGATTGACCAGTATTCATTACTGGTTACATTTTTCATTAAACGAACGGTTGGAAAAACTTCTTGATATCTTTTGCTTTCAATGATTCGTTTAATTGTTGCAGACTTAGATCTTGCAATATCAACCGTATAAGACAAATACAAGATCTGTAAAGGCATCTTTGCTGTAGTGTGAATACCAATAGCCCATGCTGTTAACAAACCAAGCACAGTACTCTTAGCTGATCCCCTGGGAGCCAATAAATCAACGTTTGGTCCTGCAATGCGAAGCAAACAAGAACTATCTTGTTCAGGCACAAAATGTTTATGCCATTCTTTGTGGTGCTCCGCAGGAGGTTTATCTGCTACATATTCACAAAAAAAGCCAAAGTCTTCTCTAGCTCTTTCTAAAAGTTCTTTATTTTTGTCTTCTTTTAATCGATAATTTTTTGATGCCGCTCTTGCATTTCTTCTAAGCGCTAAATGAATGTAAGACGGCACAAGTTAAACAGCTAATGATTAAATCTTAGCTTATTTTTTATCCTTTTGATCTTTTTGTTTTTTGTACTTACGTGCTTTATCAAGAGCAGCTGCACGTTTTTCTTTGTCATTCATTTCTGTGCCGTCTTCTTTTTTGGCTTCTTTTTTCTTAAAATATTCAAGAAGCTGTGGGGGCATTTTACCTTTAGCCATTAGCGAAAACCTCTCATCATTCGGGGATCAAATCGATTTGCCATACCCGGACGCATCATAATACCTGGTCCAGGAATAGGTCCTCTTGCATTAAATTGACCTTGTTGAGCATTAATTCTATTTAAGTTTTCTCTTCTTGCTGATTCAAATAAATCGGCTAACTGTTGTTCTTCAAGCTCTTGAGAACCAGTTTCTTCTTGTTTTTTAATATTTTGCCGTGAGCTGACAAAACTAGGAGCATCTTGTCTTTCTTGTTTTTGATTTATAACACGACCATTTCTTAATTGCCCTCCCAAGGGGACATAAACAGATTGTGCTTTTCGCCCTGACATTATGTATGAATAAAAACTTGTATTAATTCTAATACTGTTATTCTTCTAATTGCATGCGTGCCCAAACACTCATTGTTGCTTCTTCCAGGGGGACTTCAATTGGATCGTCTTTAAAAATAAACATAAGTTCTCTAATGGCTCGATCTGCACCAGCCATTAACAAACCTTTTCTATCTTTTGTATTTGTAAATTGTTCTACTTGTGCAATATTACCTCTAATTTCTTTTTGCATCTGAGCAATACGTGCTACCCCAGCATCTCTTTTGACGATACCATTTTCCACGTCGTTTCTTAATAATGCAATATCTTCTTGCATTTTATCTATTTCATATAACAATGTTTTGCGATGATCTGGTTTTTTGTATTTTGATTTAATCCAATTATCGCAAATAGAAATAGTACCTCTATATCCAAGAAACCTGGAATAGAGATACACTTCAATTATTGAATAGTTATCAGAAGCAAAAGCTAAAAAAGATTCTTGAGTAGCTGAATCTAAATTGTCAACCCAGTTCTCAAATACCTCAATATCGATATGCTTGAGTGGCTTGGCGTCTGTCTCTTTCTTCATCTCGCTCAGAGAACTCTTGTGCCTGACGTGCAGTAAGTCTTTGTTCTTCTGCGCCTTTTGTAATTGTTTCTCGTTCTTGAGCACCGGACTCCCTCATTTTTTCTTTGGATGCACCAACAGCGACACTAGATGCTGCACGGCCCAGGGGAACTTGAGCAGCTAAAAATCTAAGGTCGCTTTTAGTATCTTCATCAAATTTATCATAGCCAGAATCTGCAAGCAGATCTTCCATAAATGAGATTTCTTCTTCGTTATATGGATAAAAGTCTTCCATTAAACATCCTCAGCTTTTTTTGTGTTGTTTTCTTCCGCTGTTTTTTTTGCGTAATCGTAGGCAACCTGAGCCGCCTGGCGATAACGTTTTAGGTCAACACCTAAATCAGAATTATTACTAGCGGCTTGATTTTCCATTAGATCAGAAGTTGCCCATCATGCCAGCAAGACCCTGGGTCATGATATCACGGCGGCCTTCAACTGAACGTTGGCGTTGTTGACGCACCTTAGAACCTTCTAAACGACTAAGAAGATCTTCAAATTCACCAATGTCAAAAGATGCAGGGCCAAATTCAGAGTCTTGAAGAGCTTTAATTCTTTCATCAGCTTCTGTTTGATCTATTCGACCAGCGCGGACATCAGCGATAATATCATTAAACTTTTTTTGATATCCACTAAGATCCGTGCCTTCATAGGTTTGACCTTTACGATACGGGTCAGGAGTAGTAGTAGTGTCGTTTTCCATGTTGAATCTCTACTTTAGATAAACAAATTATAGCAACATTTAATTTAAAAACTAAATGCGCCAGCTATTTGTTGAAGCACGCCGCCTTGTGAACCAATCTGTTGTTTTTTGACATCAGCTTTTGATTTAATCTTTTGAAGATCTTTATCAATCTCACCCTGGAGATTTGTTAAGCCAGTGCTGTATAGGTATTGTCGGGTGTCACGAATACCTTGAATACCTTCTTCCAGTTCTTTAACGCTTCTCGCTTCACCAAAATAATTTTCATAATTTGGAAGTTTAATACCAGTTTGTTCTTGCAAGCCTGCCAGGTCCGCATAACCGGGTAATAACTCTTGATTAAAGGCAAATGTTCTTTTCTTTGTGCCTGCATTCTTTTCGTCTCTGGTTTGTTTGCCAAAAACAGTATCATAATAGTTCTCTAAGTAACTATCATTCATCTTATTTTTGTATTCTTCATCACTCATTATTGAGGATCGAATACCTGAAAGTCCTTCAGTTACAAATGCTTGTTGAAGACCTGAATACCCTTTATAGCCCCCTGTTGCATCTGCTTCAACAGGTTGAAAATAACGTTCCCTTTCTTCGTCAGTCATTTCACGACCAAGAAGATCTTGATATAAACGTTCAACGCCGCCTACTAGGCGTTGTGGTTGTAGCTGTTGTGAAAAGTATTCACCAACTGCTTTTTCTGCTTGTATTTGAGCACTTGGATCTAAATCATAACGAGAACCATAATCTTTAAGCCGACTAAATGCATCCAATTCAGTAATTAAACCACTTTGCAACTGTGACTGAAGCAAGCTTTGAAAATCAGGTAATCCTTGTGCGCCTGCAGCTTTTCTGGCAGCTTCTTTAGCTTCTCTTTCTGCTTTTTCAGCCGCTGCTCTTGCATCTGCTCGTGCTTCTGAACTTTGTATATAAGCAAGCATTGCAGCCATTGAATTATCTTGCTGCACCGGAGGAGCCGGAGCAGGCATATATACGGTTTTAGTTTTTGTTCTGCCGCCGCCACCGCTGCTCATGATTTAACTCCTAGTTTGCAAAAAGTCTTGACGTATCTATTGGTTGAATACCACCAAATAACATGGCATATTTACCAGCAAATGGTGCAAGTTGTTCTTTAATTCTACGTTGACTTGCTCTATCTTCTACATTTTGAAACGCTTTGCTTCCCTTAAGACCAAGCATTGCTCGTTCTTCAAACATTCGATTAGCAATATCTTTTGGAGCAAGAACATCTCTTTGAAACTTTTGAGCCTCAAATTGACGGCCAAGGTCTAAATCAGGCATCCAGGTACCAGCAGCTACTCGGCTGCCGATATCCATTGCCATGTTGCCTTTCATGGCCTCTCTGCCAAGCATTGCTTGCATTTGAGTGGCACGATCCGCAGCAGCTGTTTGAAGCCTGGCAGCTTGTAATTGACTCTTTGATATTTTATTAGCAGCGTCACGAGTAGCGTTTGCTGAACTAATTCCACCAAAAAGAGATGCACCTATGTTTGCTGCACCCAAACCCAAAGTCCAAGGATTCAAAAAACTAGCGGCAGCACCTGCACCACCTAAACCAGCAATAGATCCTAAATCTGGAAAACCACTTGAATAAGGATTCATGATTTAAATTTCACCTCATTAAAAATACGATTTAGGGCTAAAGCCTTGAGCCGTCCGTTGATAATTAGTTAAATTAGGAATATTACCTGCTGCATTAGCAATGATATTAGCAGCACCTGAAGCACCACTTGCTAAAGCTTGTGAACTTGCTAACTGGCCAGCAAGAGCAATTTCTGCCGGTTTAGTAAACGCATTCATGATTTGGCCTGGGAGAGCAAAAGCCAACTTATAAGGAGCGGCTTGAGCCATCTGCTCACGATCAAATCTAAGTTTATTTTCTAGTTGTTGCCTCTGAAATTCAGGAGACAACATTCTAAGAAGTAAACTTTCATCTCTTAAATTCTTTTCTTTAGTCGCTTCTAAAATTTTGTCAACATCTGACTTGGGTTTGTCTTCTTTGGTGCCAAACTGAGATTGAAACCATGTTTGAAAAGCTTCTCCGTTATCAGCTGATTGAACCGAAGGTAAGACAAGCCCAGGTATTCCTGTGGTTGCGTATTTACCAAAATAACCAGCTGTCATGATCAAAGGCTCCCTGGTGCATTGTATTGGAATGCAGAAGCTGCATAAGGATTAGGAGCGTTAATCATGCTACGAGTAGTTGCACCAGCTTCTCCCATGCCTTTACCAGTAAGTTGAGCCAGATAACGTTGCTGATTTAATCCACCAGTTAATTGACCAACTTGTTGGTTCAGTTGCATTTGACGTTGTAAATCATCATCACGCATTGCACGAACAGTTGGATAAGCTTGCTCTAATGCACCAGCGCCAGCTGCTCTAATCAATCTCTCCTGGTCTTCTGGTGAGAGTGCTGCAATCTGTTCACCGGTTAAACCAAGCAAACCAGGGGATTTACCTGCTTCTCGCTGAGCACCTTTTGCAGCACCAGTAACAGATTGTGCAATATTGCCAAGGGCATCGCCAGCTCGTCTAGCAATACCACCGCCAGCACCACCGGCTACATAACCCCCAAGGGCAGTAGTGGCTAGACCAGCAAGAGGAGCCAATACTCTACCTCCTGGTAATGCTTTTACTGCACCTTGAACTAAAGGTGAAAGATATTTGCCAGCTAAATTTGCACCTGCAATGCCACCTGTGAGTTCGCCAACGCCGCCTAAAACATCACCTGAAGCTAAACTACCCGCTGCATACAGAGCAGGAGCTGCAGAAGTAATCAAAGGATTTGCAGCAGCCGCTTGAATTGCACCCCTTTGTTTGCCAAGAGCGGCTAAGGTATCTCTACCTAAACCACCTTTACCATCTTTACCAGCTAAAAATTGCATCAAAGCGGCAAACTTGCCTCCATCATCTTGTCCACTTCCTGTTACAGTAGCCATCTTTTAAACTTATTCTGAATACTTTAATTTTACCAGGCTACATTTCTTGCTGATAATCATTTAATTCTTTTAACTTAGGTCTATTAGCTTCTGCAATTAATTTATTCATTAACGCACCAGCTGCCAGTCCTACTGCAGAACCTGCAGCTGTAATTGCAAGGCTTCTCCTGGTAGCCCCAGGAGCAGGTGTTGTTTTAACTTCTGTTTCAGCTGGTTTACCTTTTTGACTTGGCCTATTTATAATCGTTCTGTCTTTTGGCATTGTTTTCATTGCATGCCGCAATGCAGTCGCTCCTCCCACTCCCGCACCCACTGCTTGTAAGCCAATCGGGAACCCCACAATGCGTGCCTCGGGCACGCCCTCTAAGTTCTCAGGTGTAAATTTGACCAGGCCCATGCCGATAAAGCCTTTATCCTGGTAGTAATTACGCATGTAATTGCTATATCGTTCTTTTGTCAAATCAGGAATATCTTGTTTAGCTGTTTCA